TTCAATATTGAACTCTAGAAGGTGTTCCGCCGGGTCTAAACCGAGCATAGGCACTAAGAACGTGTTGAGCCGCTGCTCAATCATACGAATTTGCGGGCCTAAGGTGTTTGTATACAGGGATTTGCTGAACTCTTTAGCGTTCGAGTAGTTCGCATTATCCAGAACACCCACCATCACCGGGTTTACCTGGAACACCTGCGCGACGGTGACAAGCGAGAGCTTTACCGACTCTGCCCATTCAGCATTTGCAGAGTTGAACTCAGACGTTTCAAGGCGCATACCCTCTTCAAAGATGGGGGTACCACCTGTTTTAGACCCTGCACGCGTAAATTCCTCAAACATCTTGAGGAAACGGCGGCGGTCTTGATTCGTCCACCGGGGCGCATCCACGGGCCGGGTGATATATCCACCCACACGCCCTGCACGTCGCCACACTTGAGTACGATGTTTGCGAGCGTGGTACTGCTCTTCGAGCGTAAGCCGCAATGTCTCAACAGCAGAGGCTTCTTTGCTAGGTAGCGGGTTCCAGCCCTCAAACGCAAGCACGTTCTCAGGTTTGAACTTCACCGCTTTATCAGGTGAATCAGGTGGAGAAACGACGTATTGCGTAGGCTCCCAATAGGTACCGTACGACGTTTTCACCCATGACGCGGGAAAAGGCTGTATTGCCCATCCTGACGGTGTTTCCGCTGACTCGTAAACAAACCAATACGCCCGGTTATGCAGCGCAAGATTACCTACCAAGTCATAAATCAACTCGAAGGTAGTCATGTGCATGTTTGGCTGAGACATTAGAGCCGCAAGCACCGATTTACGGTCACGTACCCTATCATCCGTCGATGTATCGAACACATGCAAGCCTAGATGTGCAATATTCCGAGCTAGGAAATCGACAACAGTACGCAAATGCGGCTGTGTACGCCACATCTGTTCCGGTGTTAGATTCAGAGGTTCAGATTCGATACCCACGCCGGGGGGGGTTACCACAACCTCGCGTCCCATAAACGTAGTTACCGCGCGCGATAAACCACCTGCGAGCGCGCGCGCTATAACATCACCGGCGTTAGGCATATTTCACCTTCTAACTACTTCCACCACTCGTTATAATCTTCATCCGCGTATACGGACTTCGATTCGTCTTCATCTGGTAATCGCAACAGACCCCATAACGCGAATGTTGCCGCGCATAGAGGTGCAATGTCGATAGGCGACTTGTCGCGGTTCCAAGACCACACGTCGCCGTAATGTTTTTTGACCGCCTCTTGAAGAGGGCGGGTAAGCACAGGCTGGTCGCGCCAACGTATCTTATGCTGTTCTACCCGTTCCGCAAACTGAACGCACGCGGC